TAAAAAAAAGGGGCGGGTCGGGTAACACCGGCCCGCATGGAAAGGAGCGATATCGTGCCAAACAGAATATTAAAAGAAAGCATATGCCGAAGCGAAGAAATTGATTCGTTGTCGTGGCTTGAAGAGGTACTGTTTTACAGGCTAATAGTAAACTGTGACGATTACGGACGATTTGACGCAAGAACCAAGATCATAAAAGGACAATGTTTTCCGCTGAAGGATGTTACTGAAAAAGACATAGATAAGGCTCTTGCGAAATTGTCAGAGGTTGGTTTGATTTTAGTTTACGAAGCACAGGGCAGACCGGTCTTGCAGCTGAAAACTTGGGAGCAACATCAGAATATCAGAGCGAAGAAAAGCAAGTATCCACCATTTGATAAAACTTGTATTCAAATGTATTCAGATGTGAGCGGAAGTAGTAATTCGATTGCAGATGAAACAAAGCGGGGGAGCAGTCAGAAGCCACCGCAACCGACAGCTCCGAAAGAACCAGCTGTGATAACACTTTTGCTGAATACCGGAGAAGAATACGGAATAGTTCAGAGTGATATTGCCGAATGGCAGGAATTATATCCGGCGGTTGATGTTATGCAGGAGCTTAGAAACATGAAAGGGTGGTGCAAAGAAAACGCTGCCAAGAGAAAGACGGCCAGAGGAATCAGAAGATTTATTACAAGCTGGTTGGCAAGGGAACAGAACAGAGGTGGAACTGTTGGCTACAAAAAAGCACCATCACCACAAGGAAGTTATGGAAATCGCCTAACTGAGCTGCTAAATGAGAGCAGAGGTGATTTCAATGGCTAGTGAATTTGAACAGATGATAGAGAAATTAAAGGCAACGAGAGGTACGGCGGAACCCACAGAAAAGGTTTATGAGTGTCCAAAATGTAAGGATAGTGGATGGATTGAAGTCGAGGAAGAGGGATACACCTTTATAAAGCATTGTGAATGCTGGGCGGTCAGAGAGGCAAGAGCCTTGATGGAACGGAGCGGAATATCTTCGGAGTTTCAAAATAAAGGTTTTAATAATTTTGATACAAGGAATAATCCCCAGCTTGTTAATGCGAAAAATAAGGCTATCGGATATTACCAGAATTTCCTCAAAACAGAGCATACAAGAAACAATTCCATTATGTTTTACGGACAGGTTGGAAGTGGGAAAACGCATCTTGGAACAGCTATTTGCAGTAATCTTATGAGCCAGAATATTGCAGTGATTTATATGGCATACAGAAACACAGTTACCAAAATCAAACAGAGGCTTACGGATGAAGCTGATTATGAAAGAGAAGTGAATCGATACGCTCAGGCGAGGGTACTTTACATAGATGATTTATTGAAAGGCAGAATTACGGAATCTGATGTGAACATCATGTACGAAATTGTGAATTACAGGTACATGAATAATCTGCCAATCATCATATCAACAGAGAAGTCTCTGGACGAGTTGCTTGACTTCGACGAGGCTATCGGTAGCCGAATGATTGAAATGTGCAGGGGAAATATAATTCAGCTGCAGGGCAAGGAACTGAATTACAGATTGTTTTCGTAGGAGGTGTCAGATGAAAGTAAAGCACCAGGGAACAATGAGAGGTGATGAAAAGGAATTCTTAGATTTGTTCCAAAAACTGTGTTATAGCCGTAGCAGCTGGCAGGTATGGGCTGACCTTATGTGTGTAATGGCATGTGCAATAAGCAATGCTGTTGATATCATTCCGGCACACAGAGAACCGAGAGAAAAGGAATATGAACAGTGCATAAAAAGGCTTGGTTCGGTAGAGGTAGCCTCGCAGATGCTTGCTATCGTGGTTATGGCTTTAGAGAAGAATCCGGAACAGGATTTCTTGGGGGAAATGTATATGAGACTGAACCTCGGCAACCACTGGAAAGGACAGTTTTTCACACCGTATTGCGTGTGCAAGGCAATGTCTGAAATAACTGTTGGTAATGCTTCGGATCAGATTGACAGCAAAGGTTATGTTTCAGTATGCGACCCCGCTTGTGGAGCAGGAGCGACATTGATAGCTGCCGCCAATACATTTGCTGATAAGAGAAAGGACTATCAGAACCATGTATTGTTTGTGGGACAGGACATAGACAGGGTAACCGGTATGATGTGCTACATTCAGCTATCACTACTTGGATGTGCAGGATATGTATGTATCGGAAATTCTCTGACTAACCCATTAACAGGGCACGTCCTGTTTCCTGTGGAACAGCCGGGACAGGAGCTATGGTTCACACCAATTTTTCACTCACAGGTATGGACATTCCGAAGATTATTCAATTCATCAATCTTTGGAAGTGGAACTGTAACCACTCAAAAAACAGTGGAAAAAGAGCAGTTTACATATTTTTTCGATTTTGAACAGGAGGAATTAGCATGAATGAAGTAGTACATTTCACAAAAACACCAGAAATTAAGCATTTTGCGGAAGTCAAAGTTAGTCCTTATGACAATGTTTATGGTGTTACATGGGCGGAGGTTGTTAAGAAATATCTCCAAACAGCATACTCCGGCGAGGACGCACAGGCAGAGGTAGAAGCCTTTGGTAAAACTTATAAGGTGCTTAGAAGAACAGAGGTGACAGCGTTTTATGACAAGGACGGAAATACCCTCTTTGATGTAACAAATGAGAGATTGGCAGATGAATACGAATGGCTCACAAGTAAGCCGGCAAGTGAAGCTGAGGAAACGGAAGATGAAGTGGTGGCTGTTCCGATGGGAACAACTTCACTGGCGGCCATTGTAACAGGAAATGTTCCGGCACCTACGGATGAAGAGGTTGCCGAAGCAATAGAGCAGATGAAGGAACATGAGGAAAATCTTTCGGAGGAGGATAACGGTAATGTCGTTGCTGAAGACAGTGAAAGTTCTGAGGAAGAAACACCAGCTGAGGAAAATGGAGAAGCTGAGAAAGAAGTGGCACAGAATACACCAGAAGAGAATGGAGAGGTTCACACAGAGCCGGATGGTGCAGTAGAGGAAAATACTCAAAAAAGTTCGGTTTATATTGGTATTGTTGGTGCTACCACCAAATTACAGGAAGAACTCAAAAAGGCAAAGGAAAAGGAATTTGCAGAGCCGGTTATTGAGTATCTGATCGAGAGGTGTAAGGATTCTGAAAGCCTTGCGGCTGATATCTGCCAGGACCACAAGACTTGGGAGAAGTGCTATCAGTACATTTATGAATCTGCTAGAAAGAAGCTTAGCGGCAAGTCTGGACCTGTGAGAAGTGACATTGTTTTTGAATGGGCTGAGGACTATTATCGCAAGGACGATAAGGCAGAGGAAGAAAAGAAAGCCAAAGCAGAGGCTGAAAAGAAGAAAAAAGAAAAGGAACGCAAAGAGAAAGCGGCAACTACCAAAGAGAATAATAAGGCAAGAGCTGATTATGATACGACACGCAAGAGCCCTACTGACAATCATAAGCTCAGCAAAGAGGAAATAGCAGCTATGGATAAAAAAGAGGCTCCGAAGCCAAAGCCTAAGAAGAATAACAAGGATATGGATGGTCAGATGGATTTATTCTCCTTGATGGGTATGTAGGAGGTGGCATGAGTGAAAAAGAAAGGTTTGCGAGAGATACCACTTCCGAAGGCTGATATAAAGCAGATTAGAGAAATTGCAGTAAAAGGCAAGGAAGTCCGCGGGGTTATCGTGGCGCAGAAGAAAAAGGCTGATGAACAGGAAACATTGGTGCTAAATGCGTATCAGGTAAGCGGAAAGAACAAAAAGGACATATCACTATTGTTCCGGGCGTTCTGTCAAAAAGACGATTACACAACCTTGGAAGTTGATAACGGCAAGTGGAGAACGGGAGCATTACTGTACTTGGTGTGTCGGGATAGTGGTTGGTGTGAATACTGGTGGAATTATAGTCAGTTGGAATTTTTGTCAGATAAGGATGCGGATTTGGTAGAGAAAACATTGCGTAAATGGACTGGCAATAATGATGAGTTTGCAACAAGAGCCTCATTCGCTGTGTTGGATAGATATCAGAACCATATTAAGCATGTTCGCCTGATGAAAAAGCACAGAAAGGAAACGGATGTTATCGATGCGGAAATGGAGAAGTTCGGAGATTTGCCGGAGGATTATCAGCAGTTTGTTGAAGAGCGGGTATTTAAGGACGACAACTACATTTTCTATGACACTAAGAGAAAGAGAGCTTATTGCACCAGCTGTAAAAATACTTTCATTCTGGAAAATAAGAAGCTCCGACATGAAACAATAGGGATTTGGAATAAGCTGGATGAGGTAAAGCACAATCATACAGTTCGCTGTCCTTATTGCAATAAATTTCTACACGCAAAAAGCGAGG